TTCCCTGCGTTAGGGTTATCTAAGTGATAAATAACATTGTATCTTATTCCGTCTATTGCGTGGTTGTATGCGTCTTGATATAATTTTGAGCCTTTATCTGCAAATACATAATTGTTTAGCTCTTTAGCTATGTTCGTGCTTTCAGGAGTTATTATTAATTCATAATCTTGCATACGAGTTATACCACTTTCAATAGTTCCTTTCTTTACAGGTTTTATGTTTACTCCTAAATGTCTAAGGTCGGCAATTAGTCTTGGCTCTGCTGAGTCTGCAATAATAAGCTTGCTACCTACTTTGTCTAATATAATTTGTGCCAACTCATTTGACTTCAAGCCGTTCCTGTAAATATGCTCTTTTAAATATATCTTATGCTTCTTCTTGTCAATAGCAACTTCAGTAAGGCTATCAGGATCTACTGAGAAACCAAAGTCCATTCCACAAGAAGTTTGAAGTCCATCAGGGTTAAACTCGCCTATGCTCCAATTCTCAAATACTACTCCTTCTGCTTTATCTAACCACCCTCCTAAGATTTTGTGCTGATACTTTTTAAAGTTTCTATGCTTTATAGTGTTAATACGTTCTAGGAAGCTCTGTGAGAGATTATCTTCATTGTCTAGGTATGTACTATGTATATAGCATACATTGTCTTTAAAGCCATTAAAACCTGCTTCAACTCCTTTGTCCTCAAAGAACCTTTTGTATATCCAATGCTCTTTAGTAACAGGGTTGAGTATAAGTATAATTCTATTCTGTATTCCTTTTTCCCTAATACTTAAATCAATAGTATCAAATATATCCTCGTCTATTAATTCTTCGGCTTCGTCAAGCACCCAAGTTGAAATACCCTGTAATGACTTTAGACTTGCTGTTTGGTTTCCTGCTGATGTCTTGATACCTCTAAATAGAATGTCTGACTTGTTTCCTAAATTAACAACCTCAGCTTTATTTACACTAAAGATGTTTTCAAAACCTAACAGACTAATCTTTTCTAAGAACTCAGGAATGATAGATAGGTGAGCTGATACCATTGTAAATCTTGTAAACAATACCCTAATGTTCTTAGACATAGTAAGTAAAGTCAAAAAGACTGTAACAGCAAAAGACTTACCAGAACCCCTACCACCTGTGATTATAAAGTATCTAGCGTCAGAATTGAATAGAGGGTTATATTTATTACTCAGTATCAGTTTCGACAAATGTTATTAAAGGCATATTGATACTGTCATCATTTGTTGTAACGTCTACCCTTTGTTGAGGTTTACCATAAAAGTATTCAAAGAACAGCTTGACCGCCCATTGTTCCTTTTTGTCAATACCATTCTCTAAAGACTTTAAAGCCTTCTCGTTCATTGGCGTTAAGTTCTCTATTAACTTTTGTTCTGCTGCTTTGCTTTTGCGTCCTGCTCCTTTCCTAGCACCGCCATTGTTTATTCGTTTATCCATAATTGAAATAGATTGATTATTCAATCCTATATTATATAATAGAAATTATTCATATTCATTTGGTAGCATTAGTCTTATCCCTAATTCACTTAACGCCCATATCCTTATTTGGTCTGCATATACTTCAAAGTCTTTAGTGTTCATTCGTGCTGAACTATTAACTACTTGAAGTCCTACTTGTCTATCGTTTATTTCTATGCTTTGCCACTCACTTGCAAACTTAACCTTTAGGCAGTCGTGCAATTCGTCAGGAAAGTAACCAAGCTCTGAAGCTAACGGTTGTACTATACAAGCCCAATAGTAATTATTTTGCATATTGCTTCTATTGTTTCTTTGTTTCTTTACACTTACTATATAGTCGTTCTCTAATTCTTTTAGGTAACTGAACAGGCTTTGCTTATCTCTATTGTCTTTTATTACAAACTTCATCTAGTAGTCCTCATTTATTCCACGTGTTCCTGTTAGAGTTTCTTTAGCTTCTTTCCAAAGTCTGTCACCTCTTTTTTTTTTACTTAAAGACGCTTCAGTTCTTTTAAGGCTTGGTATTCCTTCAGTTGGCTTTGAGTCCATATACTTACCGCAACTACACTGAGCTTCTTTGCACACCCACTTTTTATCTCTTAGGACTATTGTAGCTTTGCTAACTTCTTTTTCTTCTTTACCACATTCGCAACTATATAGTGTCATTATGTATTCTGTCTAGTTCAAAGTGCAGGTGGTTTATTGCTTTTCTAATATCTTCAACTCCTCCGTCATTATGTTTGTTCTTACTTCTTAAAAGGTAAGTTACGGCTGTTCCTATATTGTAGCTGAGGTCAAAGTTGCTTACAACATCTTTAGCCATATAGCCGTTCTTCCCTTTATAGTAATCAGGTACTTCTTGTAATTCAATTGGTGGCATAGTTTCTAGGTTTTTAATTAGTTTATCGTTCTGCGTCATTACTTAAAAGTTTTAAAAGTTGGTGAGATGTGTATATTCTGCTATCACCTGAATAGTTTTCAAAGATACAAGTAAAGTTATCTTCTTCCCAAGTCCATAAAGATTTTACTCCTTTATCAATATGTTTCTTTAAAACCCATTTAATTGTTTTGTAAGTTCTATTTGTATTCATAATAAAGTTTTTTTATGCCATCAAAGCAGGTTGATATGCAAGAGCCGCAATTTGTTCCTGTCTGATAGTTCGTGTTAAATATAGTGTTATAAGTTTCAATCATTCTTTTTTTCGCTGCTTGGTTTTTTGCTCTACCTGTTTTTAAGTCTTTCCACATATCTAATATTTCATCAACTATTTCCTGCGGTAAAGTATCAGGAGTTTCCACTTCTGTTGTTTTATCCCAATATTTCTGAGGACAAGCCATAGGTGCTATTCTTGCCTTCACTTTCATAAAGCAGGTGCAAATTTTACAATTTCCTGTTGGTTTAAAATAATAAACACAACTCCTACATATAGCTATTCTGTCTTCATAGACTTCGTTAGGCACAAAAAACTTATTCATTTAATTCCTTTTTAAGTATTTCTCTTACTTTATCTATTGTAGTAAATAAACTGTTTCTGCTTATTCCTGTCTTACTAGCTAAGCTATCAAGTGTTTCTCCTGAGTAATAAATTTCAAATATCTTTTTATCGTACCAAGTTTGCTGATCTAACACTTTATCAATTTCTTCTAGCTTAGTCCATTTGTATTCTTCTATTACTTCAGGCATATTGTATATAGACTTTAAATTGTCTGTAACATTTGTTTCGTAATAATTACTTATATGCGTGTAATATTTTTTATACTTATAATAAAAAGGGCTTCTTGTACTTGTTAAACTTCTTCTCAACACTACTGCGCCATACCTTATTAAACCTTCTTGTCCGTCTTTTTCCCAAATACCCTTTAGGGTTTCAGGGTTCATTTGTAAGTAGTAAAGCATAAGTTCCTGAACTGCGTCATTGATAGCTTCTTCATCTTGACTAAGTCCATAACACATTTCCCTAAACTTAGAACTAAGACTTGATATTTCCTGATAGATTTTATTCATGCTCCACTTTTAAGTTGTCAATCTTTTTTGCAACCTCATGTACTAATTCCTCTAAAATTACTTTATAACTCCTAATAATAGGTGAGTTTCCTTTTGTTTCTAACCCTGCTAGAAAACCATTTGTTGCTACTGATAAGTTGATAGGTATAATCATTAGCCAATCATAATAGTTGTTTCCTTTTGCATTTGTTCCGTATTGATTATGATATTCTATAATTGTATCTACTACGTCTAAGTAATTTTTGTATCTTGCTTTTGTGCTTACGTCTTTTGAAAACTCTTGACACATCATTAAATAAGTTTCTATGATTTGCTTATGTTCTTCACTTGCGTAAATCGGTTCTATCATACGCCAAACTTAGCAAAAAAGTTTACTCAATTCCTTTTTCTTTTTTTAACTTTTCAACAAGTGATTTGTAATAACTTATCTTTTCTTCATATTCAACCCTAGAAATCTTTAAAGTTGTTCTAGCTAAGTGTTGTAATTCCTCAGCTTTGCCTTCTCCATACTTTCCATCTAAAGCTAGACTAAACTTGTACTGTTCACCCCAAGCATAGACGTTACATTTAACACATTGTACTTGACAATTCTCCTCATCAAAGCGAGTAGATAAATGTTTCCTGCTTTGAAAGTGTCCGTTCTGCATACCATCTTTATATCCCCTGACTATTCCGCAAGTGAAGCATTGCACCATTCCAAATTCGTTAGCTTCTCTAAGTCTTATGTAAAGACTAAACCATTTATCAAGTTCCTTTTTTAATTTACTTACTGTTTTTTTCATAACCTAAGTCTTTTTTCCATTGTTCTTGTAGAGTTTCTTTTCTTACTTTATATAAATTTCCTCTTAACTCAGGACATTCTTCTTGCAGCTTTCGTCTCATTCTTTCAATAGTCTTAATATTAGTAAGCTTACTTTCAGCAAAAAGTTTCATAAAATCTAATCCAGATATTTCTGAAGGGTTTATGTTTTTCTTTTTTAACTCATTAAACCAATAAGTTGCAATAAGTTTATTATCACTATCTTTTAAGTGAGGTTTTTCTATTAAAAGTTTTTTAACTATTTCTTTCGTTTTCATTCTTTTTCAAACTTAGTACAAAATATTGCTTCTAAAATACAAAGTAGAATTATTATTCCCCATACGATTGTTAATATCTTCATTTCAATTTTCTTATTAACCACATTACAACGGCTGTTATTAATACCCAACCTATCATCTTAATAGCTTTACAGGATCTTGATACCATAAAGTTTGTTCCTTTGGTTGCCCTAATTCGTGAACTTGATAGTAAGCATTGTCTACTAACTTCTTCTGAGCATATACCCACTTGTAAAAGGTTCTGATATTTAAAAAGGGTTCGTCCTTTCCAAATCTTACACCCTGTCTAAAAGCATCTTGAACTTGGTTAAAAGTCATATTTCCAAAACGCTTTTCTTTTATTAAGTCTTCTGCAAAGATTTTAGATAAAGAAGCTAAGGTCTGAGCATCTGACCTGTGTCCTATCTCAACTGCTGTCTTAGCAACTAAGTCAAGTACTTTTTCAGTAAGCTCTTTTAAGTTTTCTTGTTTTAATAGTTTCATAATAATTCTTTTGCTTTTTGCCATTCATTAATTTGTGCGTCTAACTTACTCATTGATTTTGGAGCATAAG